AGCCTTCTAAGAAGACACCACAAGGTCACGCTATCATAGATGATGTTGTGCTTGGAGAACTGGATTACCCAGAGGCCAAGAAGTTGTCGGAGTTGTTTCTTATCCAGAAGCGGGTAGGTCAATTAGCGGAAGGGCCACAGGCTTGGTGCAAGAAAGTAGATAGTGACGGTAAGTTGCGTCACAGGATCATCTGCCCTTCTACACGCACTCTTAGGTGTACCCACATACAACCAAACTTATCGCAGGTTCCGGCAGTACGCCTTCCCTACGGTCAGCAGTGCCGTGAGTTGTTCACTGTGCCTTCTGGATACCAACTTGTCGGGTCTGACTTATCGGGAATCGAAATCCGATTATTCGCCCATTTCTGTGCAGCTTACGATGGGGGTGACTATGCGAAGAAAGTCTTGGAATCAGACATTCATCAAAGCAACGCAGAGGCGTTCAGCGATGAGCAAACCAAAGTTGAGAGGTCAGTCGCCAAGGGCGCACTTTATGCACTCCTCTACGGTTCCGGTGACTACCGACTTGGAGCAATGGTCGGAAAAGGAGCCAAAGAAGGAAAGCGACTAAAGGATAACTTCATAGCCGCTGTGCCAAGCTACGGCATCCTAAAAGATAAAGTCGAGAAAGCCTCTGAAAAGGGTTTTATCACCTCTCTGGGTGGCAACCGTATCAAGGTAAACTCAACTCACACTGCACTAAACAGTTTGTTGCAATCAGCCTCAAGCGCGGTCAGCAGCATGTGGCTAATTCTTCTATCAAACGAAATCAAACGACAGAACCTCGATGTGACCATCCTTGGGTGGATACATGACGAAGTACAAATGGCAGTGAAAGGAGACCCTGATCATGTCGGTAATCTCGCTCGAAGATGCGCGAAAGAAGCTGGAGAAGCGTTTAGCCTCAGAATCCCAATCGAAGCAGAGTATTCAGTCGGAAGAACTTGGGCTGACACTCACTGATGAAGACATTGACCAGAGAACCATCGAGGCTCTGTTGGTCATGTTCGAGGTTTTAACAGAAGCATGGATAAGCCCCTTCACCACAAAGTCTAAGTTTGCCAGAGACAAGGCAAACATGGTTGCCGTTGCAGCCACAGAAAACCTAATCACCACAAGACTGAACGATGAAATCTGGGGCAACCGATGGTTGATCACTGACGATGGCTTTGCGTTCATGAAGGAGATCGAAGATGACCTTATTAATTGACGCTGATTTGTATCTTTACAGAGCTACAGCAGCTACCGAAGAAGAAGTCTGTTGGGATGCCGAAGGTGAATCAAACCTCTGGTCTCTCGATACTGACTTAAAGCTGGCTAAAGAGATGTACTTTGACCAGATGGATACGTTCAAAGAGAAGCTGCATGACGATGACTTAATCATGTGCCTGTCCTCGAAGAACAACTTTAGAAAGAAAGTCGATCCCAGCTACAAAGGTAATCGAGCCAAGGTGCGTAAGCCTCTTGGATACCTTGCCATGATCGACTGGCTTCGCCACCACTTCCGCACCTGTCAAATGGAAACCCTTGAAGCAGATGATGTCCTTGGCATCCTAGCTACAAAGCCAGAGAACAAGGGCAAGGCGATCATCGTGTCTGACGATAAAGACATGAAGTCAGTACCAGCAAAACTTTACAGACCGATGTCAGATGAACGCTTCGATATCACTGAAGCTGAAGCTGATAAAGCGTTTCTCATGCAGTGCCTTTGTGGAGACCCCACTGATGGTTACTCAGGGCTAAAGGGATTTGGACCGAAATCATCTGAGAAGCTGCTTGGTGCAAGACCTGACTGGTCTCTTGTTGAAAACGCTTTCATCAAAGCCGGTCACACCAAGGAAGAAGCCCTCACACAAGCAAGGCTGGCTCGGATACTCCGCTGGAGTGACTGGGACAGTGAAAACAGAACACCAATTCTCTTTGGGAGCAAAGAATATGAAAAGGCACGAACAGTTCATGAAGGATCAGTTAAAGGAGAAGGAGCCTGACATAATAAAGGCACCTTCACATTACGCTAAACACCCCAACCAGCCCGTAGACTTCATCATGTCTAACGGGCTTTCTTTTTGGGCTGGCAACGTCATTAAGTATGTCAGCCGCGCAGGTACAAAACTGTACCAAGGGCAAGACCCTGTTCAATCCGAAATCACCGATATCAACAAAGCCATCCGCTATTGCGAGATGCGTCTAAACCAGCTTGCAGGGAGAAACCCAAGTGATCAGTAATCATCTACCTACCGACTACCAAACATTCATCGCAACCAGCCGCTATGCGCGGTGGATTGAAGAGAAAGGCCGCAGAGAAACATGGGGGGAAACAGTGCAACGCTACACTGACTATCTCCACTCAAAAGACATCAACCTGACTGAACAGGACTGGGATGACATCGAGGGTGCTATCCTAGAACTAGATGTCATGCCTTCCATGCGCGCCTTGATGACCGCAGGTGCAGCAGCAGACCGTGATAACACTTGTATCTATAACTGTTCTTATGTTGCTGTTGATCACCCACGGGCTTTTGATGAAGCCATGTTCATCTTGTTGTGCGGAACAGGCGTGGGCTTCTCAGTAGAGCGTCAGGCGATCAGTCAGCTACCTGAGATATCTGCGTCACTAGCAGATAGTGATGACCTGATTGTAGTCCAAGACAGCAAGGAAGGCTGGGCTAAATCTCTACGCAAGCTGATCTCGCACCTATACACTGGAGACATCCCTAAGTGGGACTTGAGCAAGGTTCGCCCTGCTGGATCGAGGCTGAAGACATTTGGTGGCAGAGCCAGCGGTCCAGAGCCGCTAAACGATCTGTTTAAGTTTGTTGTGGCTAAGTTCAAAGGTGCTACCGGACGCCGACTAAACAGCATCGAGTGCCACGACATCATGTGTAAGATTGGTGAAGTGGTTGTCGTTGGTGGTGTACGCCGGTCAGCCATGATCTCACTGAGCAACCTCTCTGACACACGGATGGCACATGCCAAGTCGGGCAGTTGGTGGGAGAATGAGCCTCAGAGAGCCTTGGCTAACAACTCAGCCTGTTACACAGAGAAGCCTGACATGGAGACCTTCTTGCGTGAGTGGCTGGCTCTTGTGGAGTCCAAGTCTGGTGAGCGTGGTATCTTCAGCCGTGTAGCAGCCGAAGCCCATGTAGCTAAGAACGGAAGACGCGAGACAGGGTATGCTTGGGGAACTAACCCGTGCAGTGAGATCATCCTGAGAAATGCCCAGTTCTGCAACCTGACTGAAGTTGTTGTCAGGGAGACAGATGATCTTGAGAAGCTGAAACGTAAAGTCAGACTGGCAACCATCCTT